CTCCCACGACGGAACTTGGATGCGCGCCGGAACGATAGGCTCCGCTGAGCAAGTCATCAAGCCCGGCTTCCACTACCACGCAGGCGCGGTCGTATTCGGCAAGCTTCAGAAGCTCTCTGCGGAACCGGTCTCTGTCGCGGATGACCGTGTGGACGAAGTCCTCTGCCGTCTTCCGCTCGACAGCGACTACGTGCTCCAGACCGGCGAGGGAATAGTCCCCCGCCGGTAGAGCACGCCGCTCAACTAAGAACCGCCGAGGAGGAAACGAATACGGCTCCTGTTCGCGCGTATCGACTACGACTGTGACGAGTTCAGCCATCTAGAACGGGGCGAGCGAGTCGTCCTCGGGAGCCAAGTCCTCAACCACTATCCGCCGGTTGAGGTAGATGTTCTCACTCTCGCCCTTGGTGCGCTTGGTGACCTCAAGCTTCACATCGAGCAGATCGCCGAGTCTGGCCGGGAGGTCGGAGAGCTTCTCGACGTCCAGCCCGCAGGTGTGCAGGTCGGTCTTGAGCCACTTCAAGTTCTCCTTTGAAGCCATCACGCTGTTGCGCCAGAGCAAACGCCCCGCGAACCGTGGGCCGAGAATCTTGAGCGTCCACTTCAGCATCGGATTGCCGGAAGACTGGGCGCGGGTGAGTTCAACCTTCTCCACGTTCACCTGATACTTGCCGTCCGGTATGTCCTCGAACTCCCGCTCCTCGACGGGCGCTTCGGCGAAGTCGTCGTCAAACTGAGCGAGATCAAGATCGCTCGTGCCGGTGGTGTCGTAATCCTGGGTCATCGGGTTGCCTCCTTGGGTATTTTCTTGGTGTCCGCCGTGGCGTTGAACGCCGCGACGAACTTGGTGTAGTCGAGATCGATCACTTCGGGGAGTTTGCCAGTGCGGTCACCGGCGTCATAGTTCAGACTGGGTTTGGTGCGCATGACCCGGCGAGCCGCCGTCTTGCCATCGGGCCCTGTCGCCGTTTCGATATCGCAGTAGAGGACCATGTCGACGAGGCCGAGGACGATCTTTCTGGCCTTCTCCGGCAGTGTCGGCACAGTCTTGTTGTACTTGCCGGTGCGGGTCTCTATCTCTACCTCCTGCGAATGGGAGATGAGATACAGGCCGCAGGGCATGAAAGCAAGCTTGTTCAGGACGCGCTGGAACTCGTTGTTGGTGAGAGCGAAGCCCTTGCCGTAGCCGAGATCGGACTCGTGCTCGACCTTGAACTTGCGGCAGACGTGCTCGGCGCACATGCGATAGGCGTTATCGACGGTGTCGAGAATCACGGTCCTGAACTCGTGATTGCCCTCCGCTATCTCTCCGCAGGCCGCGAGCAGCTCGTCCCAGGACCGGATCGGAACCTGGAATACCTCCAGGGAGTTCAGTCCGGGCTCGGTCGAGAGGAACACCGCACGGTCCGCGTTCGAGCACCAAGTCGATTTGCCTATCTTTGTCGCGCCGTAGACCAGGACAGTCAGGTCAGCCAGGTTTGGCTTTGGCGGTGTCTTCTGGGTTGGAAGTAGCATCAGAATGCCTCCTTATGGGCGGTTGATATCTCGGAATCCGTCCGCAGTTCTTCGTGCGGCGGTTTCGGCTCATAGAAGTTGGCGATCACGTTCTCGCTGCCGTTCGAGCGACACAGCGGGAAGTATGCGCACGTCCGGTGGTTCGCCAAGCAGTAGGATGTGTTCCGGCAGAACGCGTCACGCCGTCTGCAGTCCAGGAATTGCTGTGTAAGCTCCCAGATGTCGCTCTTCATCGCGTCGAACTGGTCGCGCGAGACGTAGAGCGCCTCTCGACAGAACATATCCGGCTCCGCGTATTTGGCTGCGAGCCGGTTCTGAAATGCCTCATCCGATTCCGGCAACTTGCGCGTGGCGGCAGACTTGCCGGTCTTGGATTTGGACAGCAGATCCGCGCGGCGGGATTCGAACTCGGCTTCGGTCTCGCCCCTGCCCTGCTGGAGCTTGGCCTTTACGAGTACGTTGTAGATGACGCCAGCGATGCGAATACCGAGCGTCTGCTCGATGTAGCGCGAATACAGGGTGATCTGGAGATCAGTCCATAGGCGTTCCAGATAGTCGGCGTCCACTTGCGAGGCCGTCTTGTGCTCGAGGATGTAGTACTCACCAGTTGCCCACATCCGCACTATGCCGTCTACCTTTCCGGCCATGGTCAAGCTGCGGGAACATGCTCCGGTAGCGGGATTGATGATCTTGCCCTCGAACGTTTTCTCAAGAGCGACGATATCGAAATCCTCAGTTGCGTACCGTGCGGCATAGCCGGTCATCATTGCTCTCGCCAAGTGCCAGTCGGACTTCCGCGATTCGTCCTGCGCCCGGTTCGGCAGTGATCTGTCGAGGAAGTCGAGCACGGAATCCAGACCGTCACCGCCGTGCCACATCTCAAGGCACGTGTGGATGAGCGTCCCGAATAAGAGGGCCTGGTCTCGACCGATGGGGACCAGTTCCCTCAGATATCTCCACTCGCAGGCTTTGCGGCAGTTGCGGAACGCGTTCCAGAATGAGTAGGTGGTAAGCAGGCGGTCCATCAGACGAACGCTCCGTAGAGATCAAGCATGTCACCGAGCTGCCCTTTGCACTCGACCATATCCGTTCGGAAACATCCGCCCGAACTGGTGCTCATGAAACCGGCAAGTACTCTGGCGAGATCACATCCGAGCTGGGTCTCAGCGTCTATCAGGCACGCTCTGGCTCGCTTGAGCACGGCAAACTTGCCGTCTATCATCATTGCCTGCTCGCCGTGGATCGACTCGACGGCGATGGTCGACAATGCCAGGGCCTTTTCGACCTCGTCCATAGAGACTTCGGGTTCAAAGCTGAACCTGTATGCTGTGCGAATCATGGTTCCTCCAAGTCATTGATCGGTTTGCTTCGGCGCGCCAGTGGGATCATCCCTCTTTGAGAAGATGACCTTACACTTTGTTCTTACAGACAAACGCCAAAAAGTGGGCAAATCACTCTGGGTGGTCTGCCTCGGCCCAATACTGCCCGAAGATGCTGCGTAGTTTGCTGATTCGCCTAGTGACCTCGCGACGACTGATGCCCAATTCCCTGGCCGCATCCGTGGCATTGCCACGTTTCAAGGCATTGCAGACGTCAGCCAGCTCAGCAGGCAGCTTGTCAATGATTCTATCCATGTCCACCTTGCGTTCGATCTGGTCGCGTGTATAGCTCTCGATGTCTCCACGGTTCTGGATCACAATCTGAGCGTCTGTCAGCTCTTTCCTGTCGACGTAATCTCCCTCCAGAGTCCGGACTGTTTCGTCGAAAGAGAAGTCTATCAGTCTGAAGTCCCTCTTCTTGGCGGTCAGCTGGTCAACAAGATTGCATACCTTGCTGGTCACCACTTTGTTTGTGAATGCCTCGATAGAGCCGCAGCTCGGGTTGAACTGCCGCAGACGCTGGTAGACAAATACCAGCACCTCTTGTTCCAGATCGTCGCGGTCGCTCTCTGGCAAGCCTAGCGTTCTCACGAGTTTGGCAACTCTGCCTCTGACATGCCCCCTGGCAAATCGGTCGTAGTTCGCATCAGTGTCCGGTGATCCCATCTTGTTCCTCCTCGACCGCGGAGAAGGTCGTTGAGGGTGTCACCCTGAACACACACGCCGGACACGAAAAAAGGCGGAGGCGTTGCGATATCGCCGGGGATGGTTGGAATCATCCCTGTCAAGGCGACACCCTCAACGACCTCCGCCTAGCGGTCAGTCATTCTCGGTGTAATTGGTATTAGGTTGTTCTGGGTCTAGCTGAGCGCTCTGTGCCTCACCATCAACTTGAACGGTAGACCATCGCGCACATCCAGATAATCTACGGTGCCGTGCTGCACCTGCTCAAATTGCTCGAACATGGTGCGGACCTGCGGCTTGTTCAGGAATTCTCTATCAGTTATCACCTCCCTGGGCTGCTCGACACCGGAGAGCTTGTACTCGGTGCATAGTTCCGTCTCGGAACCTAGTATCGGCTCACCATCGACCAACCGGAAATTCTCTATACGGCCGAAGCGCATCTCCTGGATAAGGCGGATGAGCGTGGACTCTGCATCTGTAATCATTCTTTCTGACTTGTTTGTCTGCAACTTGAGTGTCTGCCCGACCGTCATCCCGCGCTCCAAAAAAAGAGGCGAGCCCTCAAAACACATTCCCTGGAGTCCTCTTGTCGGGCTGCCGAGGGTTCTTCCCTCTGGTCAGATACGTGGACTCTGGAATGCCTTTTGACGGCTCGCCTGGGTTCTTCCCTTCGACGAGTGGTTACCTGGTTGTCACGCTAATTCTGCCGAGTTTCCTCCAGGCTCGGAGGCAGGAACGTCCTGCGCATAGATATGTTGACTATCGCGCTTTTCTTGACTTGCACCTCTACAGTGCCGTGCTCGGCTTCCCTGATCTTCGCAATCACTGCCATCTCATCGCGAGTGAGCTCGCAGGTCGTCTGTTTTTTACTTTCGTCCAAATAACTGCCTCCCTATCTCAAAGTAAGCTCTGTCCCCCGCCATTCGGGAGAGAAATCCAAATCCAGTTCGCGAGATGCCAGAACTACCAGGTGCCCGCTGAACTCGTAGCTCTTCCGCATGTAGACCCCGAATGCGGATGCCTGTTCTGTCTCGCCCGTCTCACGGATCAGGCCCAATTCGCCACCGGAGAGTCTGATCTTCTGCGCCTGCTTCGACACACTGCCGTTCAGGTCGGCCTCTGCCATTCTGCCAACAGCCAATTCAACGGCCTGAGTATACACGGCTGATCTAAGCCTTTCACTCGACTCAATATCTTGCAGGCCAATCCTTCCCCGACTCATGCACTCCTCTAAGGCTTCTATGAGTCGCATCTTGGCGAGCGGCTCATATCGCTCCCTCGGCATGAGCAGGCACCCGGCGAAATACTCTGCTTCTCGATACATGTATGGTTGCTCTGGGCCGTCCAGGAAACCACAGGCTCTATCTCTGCAATAGACGGCTCGTTCCCCCGTGCCAGCTTCGATTTCGTTTCCAAACGATAGGCTCCCCTGACTCGGTTCATTAGCAGGAGGCACATGCACCACGATATGTGCGCCTTCATGAGCAGCGTTCCACTCCAACCGCGCCCGATCCGCAGGATGGTCACTTACCACTACCAATTGGAGGTCAGGTCGGAGTACCGCTAACGCTCCAGGGGCTGCCCCGTGGCGTTGTGGATCGTCGTAGAGCAGCTCGTACTTCCAGAGATTCTCCACGAACTTGTCAACCGGTATCCAGGGCGTGTCTATCTTGCACACTCTGGACTCGTAGCGCATAATCTGTTCGGATGCCAGTCCCTCGATCTGAGGCAGTCGAACCCTTCGCCACCAGTCCTTTCCCGAATAGGGATTTCTCACTTGGACTTCCCTCCTTCGCGCTTGCCCTTAGGCTTCAAGCGCATGAATACCCTGGCAGACTCCGAGCACCTGAACTTCTGAAGCTGCTCCTCTGTAAGCCTCTGACCCGCGCTTTCGTGAGACTCGGTGGCAAGAGTCACCAATTCCTCCATTATCTCCTCCAGCTTCTTTGCGTCCTCGATCTCTAGGGCATCGACTAGCGCGAAAATGAAATGAATCTCGGGCGGTGGCCTCATCTCAAGCTCCATTTTGGACAACAGCGTAAAGTCCATCCCCGCCTTCGACGCCACCTCTCGAACGCTCATGTTCCGGTCTAGTCTGAGCTGTCGGAACCTTTTTCCAAAACCCATCGCTTACACCTTCCTTTGAGTCGACAATGTCTACAGTCATTATAAGCCTGTCCGTAGACATTGTCAACGCCAGCCTGAAGAATATTTCGCCTTGCCCCTCGCACGGTTGCAATGGGGACGGCAAATCACATCATAACGAACAAGTGTTCCCTGATCGGTGATCAGGCGTTAGGCACATTCCCCCATAGAAGTTGCCCGCCTTTTCGAGTTTACCTGTAAATACATAGTGTGGGGTGTTTGCACCGAGACCAGCGGAAAGGAGTGCCGATGAACGTGAATACAGCACTTGACTGGCTGACATTCGACGAACGAATGATCGAGGTGGCGGGGATTCTGGCCGCCGGAATACTACGCGGGAGGAAACGTGAGATGAACCGGATCAGGAAAGACCGCTCTTTCTCCGAACCAGGACTTGATGTTTTCGTCGAAAAGAGCGTTCATTGCACCAACAAACCGCTTCCGAATGGAGAGAGCCGATGAGCGCATCAAGGGTCGGGCTTGACCCGGAGTTCGCCAAGAGGCTCAACCTCTTCGAGAAGAAGCTTGCCGACAGCGGTATCAAGGTTGTCCTGACATGGGGCTACAGGTCCATCGAAAGCCAGAACGGATTGTATGCCAAGGGCCGTACCGCACCCGGAAGCGTTGTGACCAACGCGCGCGGCGGGTACAGTTGGCATAACTTCGGCCTCGCCGCCGACTACGCCTTCATAATCGACGGCAAGGTCACATGGAATGGTCCGTGGGATGCGTTCGGACGTATCGCCAGACAGTGCGGCCTGGAGTGGGGCGGTGACTGGAAGAAGTTCAGGGACCGACCGCACGTTCAGATGACCAGAGGCAAGACCCTGGCGCAGATGCGCACTGTCGCGAGAGGCAAGCGGTAGTTCCCATTCGGAGGCGCTATCTGGGGGTAATGAATGACGACAAGTACCAGAACCGGCGATTCGGTCTTGAAGCAGATCGCGGATCTCGACGGCCTGAGCCACGAGGAACTTTGCCAACTCTGGCGAACGCTCCACGGCAAGGAGCCAATGGCATGCAACCGGCCGTATCTCATCAAGCGCCTGGCCTACCGCATCCAGGAGATAGCCTACGGTGGCCTTTCCGACAGGGCGCGCACGACCATGGATGAAATCCTTGATGCCCAAGGCTTCGACGAAAACGGAGGTAGCCTCGATGGAAGGCGCACCGAGAGGAAGCGCAAGGTCGGTGTGCCGGTCGCGGGCACGCGGCTGGTGCGTGAGTGGAACGGCAGAACGTATGAGGTGACCGTGGTTTACGGCGGGTTCGAGTATGACGGACGACGCTACAAGTCACTCACCGCCATCGCCACAGCGATTACCGGCACTCACTGGAACGGCCGGGCCTTCTTCGGCCTGAAGGAATCGCACAAGAACAACGGCAGGTGCGGCCAATGACCAAGACACAGAGCACGACCACCCCGCGCGTTCGTTGTGCAATCTACACCAGGAAATCCACCGAGGAGGGTTTGGAGCAGGAGTTCAACAGCCTGGACGCCCAACGCGAAGCCGCCGAAGCGTTCATCATAAGCCAGCGGCACGAAGGTTGGGCCGTCATGCCGCAGCGCTACGACGACGGCGGCTTCTCGGGCGGAACGATGGATCGTCCGGCACTTGAACGACTGTTGGACGATGTGGAGAACCACCGAGTCGATTGCGTGGTCGTCTACAAGGTGGACCGACTCTCCCGGTCGCTCTTGGACTTCGCCAAGATCATCGAGGCGTTCGACCGGAACGGCGTGTCGTTCTGTTCGGTGACGCAGCAGTTCAATACGAGCACGTCTGTGGGACGTCTCATACTGAACGTGCTCCTGTCGTTCGCCCAGTTCGAGCGCGAGATCATCGGCGAACGCATCCGTGACAAAGTGGCTGCCGCCAAACGGAAAGGCAAGTTCACCGGCGGAACGCCGCCGCTTGGCTATGACGTAGATCCGGAGAAGACGCGCCTTATCGTCAATCCGGACGAAGCACGACTGGTTCGCCACATCTTCAAGCGGTTCGCGGAGATCGGGTCCCCTCTGACCGTTGCGGAGGAACTCAACAGGAAGGGGGTGACCACCAAAGCCTGGATGACCAAGAAAGGCGTCTTCCGGCAGGGCAAGCCCTGGAACAAGACGCACATCTACCGCGTGCTGTACAACCGGACGTACCTCGGCGAGGTGATCCACAAGGACAAGACCTTCCCCGGAGAACACGAAGCGATTGTCACCATAGACCTATGGGAACGAGCGCATTCGGTTATCGAGAATAACAAGCGCCATCGCTCTCAGCACGTCCGTGCCAAAGCTCCCGCGCTTCTCAAGGGTCTTATCCGATGCGGAGCGTGCGACACGGCCATGAGCCCGGTATCGACCGGCACGGCCCACAAGAACTACCGCTACTACACGTGCGGCAGGGCATCCAAGACGGGGTACGGTAACTGCCCGGTCAGATCCGTGCCTGCGGGAGATATTGAGGGAGCCGTCGTCCAGCAGCTTCGCTCGATATTCAGGTCACCTGAGATGATAGCGCAGACCTATCTGGCGACGCGTGAGCTTGAAGCGGAGGAGCTTGGGCAACTGCGAGCCGAGAGAACAGAACTGGAATCGCGGCTTACTGAACTCAAGCAGGCCGCGTCCAGGCTATTGGACTCCGGTGCGTCAGACAGCGAGACCAATGACGAGATACGTCGGACAAACGACGAGTTCATCGATACCCAGCGCAGGTTCCGCGATGTGGACGATGAGATACAGGGGATGCAGGCACGTATGGTGAGCGAGCGCGATGTCGCGGAGTCGCTGCGCAGGCTTGACCCGATCTGGGATGAACTCTTCCCTCTGGAGCAGTCGCGCATAGTCCAGTTGCTCGTCGAGCGCGTCACCGTGAACGTCGATGGCATGAACATCCGAATCCGTGGCAACGGCCTGCACTCGCTCGTGGCCGAGGTCCGGGACACGGCAGGACAACGCGAAGGGAGCCAAACCGAATGATATCGGGAGTCACAGTTCAGCATGATCACAACGGCATAGTGGTCAATGTGCCGCTCACGCTGAAAAAGCGAGGGGGCAGGAAGGAAGTGGTCCTGCCACAGGCGTTTGCGTCCGACAGCCCTATGCGTCCTTCGCATCAGGAGGCGCTCGTCATAGCGATTGCCCGGGCGCACAGGTGGCAGAAGCTCTTGGACGACGGCAAGTTCAAGTCGGTCTCAGACCTTGCGCGCGAGATTGGCCTGGATCCGTCCTTCGCTGCCCGTTTGCTTCGGCTTACGCTTCTTGCGCCGGATATCATCGAGGCGATCCTGATCGGCGAGGAGCCAAGCGGATTGTCGCTGACCAAGCTGACTAAGCAACTGCCGGTGGTGTGGGATGAACAACGAGGTATATTCGACCTCACGCATTCTAACTGGTATGGGATGGCGGGATCAACTATCTAGCAAAGAAACGGCTCACGGGCCAGCCACTATACCCCCGGGAACCGCCGCTCGACAGTGCCTCGAATGCGCGCGGGACATTCAGAAGCTGCGCAGCTATCGGGAGCCGGGCGAGTCCTTCACAACTGCTCGTTGGGTACCGATCTTCTGCGCGTCTACCGGCATCTCTTCCCCGCCGTAGACAGTGCCCACGACAAGAACAGCGCTGCCATCCTTCGTCCATCCCTCGATCTTGCGTTCGGCGGTCACGGGAGAGGACCCCTGCACGCGGTCTTCCCACTTCGACAGCAACCTGGGCTTGCCAGTGGCCACATCGGCGGTCCAGAGTCTCTCTATGAAAGCCCCCATCGGCTCGCCGTAGTTGAGCGTAGTGAGAACCGCAATTCGCTTGCCGTCCGGTCTGAAAGCGAATGCGACACTCACTTCCTCGTTCGCCAGCTTCTGGAACAGGGTGACAGGTATCTTCCGAACGTGTTTGCCCTGAGTATCGCTGAGAAAGACCCCTGTGCCGTCATAGAGCGCAATCAACTTGCCGTCAGGAGAGAGGACTGCTGTTTCGATAGCTCGCGGCCACCGTTTGTGGATCGGATGATTCGACGAAAGAACGCGACTCGTGACGTTGCTTGGCTCTTGGACACTTGCCTGAGACTGCGGCTGCTTGTTGTGATGCTTCGCTGCCGCGACACTACCGCGTTCACCACTTGCGGAATGGCTGTCAGCACTTGTGCGTGTAGTCGGCCTGCCACATCCGCACAGCACAGTTGCCAAGGCCAGTACCACGGCCATAACGAACGGTCTCCGTTTCATGTCTGCTCACCTGTCTCTCGTGGACACGGGCACGACCGCAGGCGTATTCTGCCCAGTCGCGCCCACGCCCCGCATAGAACACTAAGGACCGAGATATATGCGGTCTTCAGCAACATAAGCGTCGGTCTCGCGCCAGTCTATTCCGTTGCCTTTTGCGGGATTGCTCCCCGATCCCCAAATGCCGGAACTAGGCGTGCAATCGGGCGTCCACCACACCGCCTCAGTTCCTCCACCAGCGGCGAAGTGGTAAAGGATCATATCGCTCACTTCTTCTCCCCAGACAGAGGAGCCGTCCCGCACCACACCCGCATGTCCGGTAGCAAAGGAATGAGCGCGTTTCATCGTGGCGGCGGGATACCACATCGCGCCATAGGCGTTCGATACTATGACTGTCTTGTAGTTGAAGTACTCATCGAACCCTTCGATGACCAGGATGCTGGTGTCGAAGGATATCCAGTAGGCCATATAGACGCTCATTCCAGCCATGAAGCGGAAGCTGGATCCCAAGCCCATGTTCACACGTGCCCGTCCGAAGCTCTTCTTGCCTGCGGTATTGGTGAGGAAGTAGGCATCCCACGTGTTACGGAGGAAGTTGCGATTCCACATCAGACCCGCGTCGACATCAACCTTCTTAGGACCGTATGTCAGCCCTGCAACGTGGCTGCCCATGTATATGTAAGGTGTTGTCTTGTCCCCTCGGAGGTCTATGCCGTTGCGGTCAGGAAGCACGAAGTTACCTGCCACGCCAAAGTAGTAGTGGCCAGACTGCTGCTTGGTCGATATCCGCCGGTATACGCCGTCACTTGGAGGAAGCAGTTGCGGTGTCCATCCTGACAACGCTTGGCCGCCCTCTTCGCTTGAATCAGTGTCGTTGTCCCATGTGTCGTGTGTTACGGGGAAGACCTGCCCGGAACTATGGACGAGTAGCGTCGTGCCCTCGATCAAGTATCCGTCTGGCGGTTGAGGCGTGGGCTGTGTCGAATCATAGATGGTCCCATCAGGGCCGCAGACCCTTATGTAGTCTGCGTAAACACTGACCCTTGCCTGAACCGCACTGATTACATCGTAGACGCTTCCTCCCCAGGGGACAGCGCCAGCATAGGGAACTGCCGAGTTCTCGTCGGACGGCTGACTGATACCTGACGAAGACAGGGCCTTGATCGTGTAGAAGTACTCTATGTCCTCAGTGAGACCCGTGTCCAGGTACGTCAAAGCGGTCACGGGAGTGGAACCGTTGAGCGGGTTGTCGTAGTCTTCGCCACCCGAGGTCAGACCTCGGTAGATGTTGTAGCCTGTAGCGCCGGGAGTCGCAGGCCAGTAGAGCCTTATTGTGCTCGTCCCCGTCGCATAGGCTTCAAGGCCATCGGGTGCCGCCGGCGTGATCGGTGTGAAGTCAGAACTCGAGGCGACGCGAACGACACGAGCCGGGTTGCTGGATACCGTCTTGAGGCCGGAGATTCCGGTCGCAGCCACGTAGTCGTCGATGTCAGGCATGTAGGTGATGACGCCTTCGATGCAAACACCAGTTGAGCCTGAACCATCACTCAGGTTCGAGCCGTCATCAACGTAGAAGTATCCACTTCCGGTTGCCGTAACCTTGCCCCATGCCCGAACCAGCAGACCGACATTGTTAGTACCCGTGCCCCCGGCGGGGCCTTGGGTGAGAACATTGAGGTTTCCTCCGCCGACAGCTTTGTTGTTCAGACCGAGTGGTCTCGGCGCATCCCCGGACGAGTCCATCTGTGTGTACGCATAGTTGATAGCTCTCTCGCCGTCAACGGTGGTCATTTCACCGCCTGAGATCGTGACGATGTCGCCAGCGTGCAGAGATTCCGCTGATGCGCTGTCGTTAACACGGATGCCGCATGCGCGACTTGGCTCCTGCACGCAGAAGTAGCCGAGTGCAGGAAACGTCCTGCTGACGACCTTTCCTGACAGGTCTGCTGTCAGATAGAGTCCGTCTGCGAACGTCTTGGCCCAGGCGATGGTGCCCTGTGCCACCGTCTGGACGCTGCCGATATAACCGTCAGGATCGAAGCCGGGGCCGCTGTCCACGTCCAGGACCTTGTCAGAACCGCTGGTGTGGATCGTTCCTGTGACCTTATTCACGCGGTCGTCGGCCACTACGGTGCCAGTGTAGTAAGTAGTAAGCGTGTCGTAGGTGTCGTCCTCGCCCATCACGAACGACCCGCTGGTTGCGGAGTTCATCGGCTTGCACTGAAGCTCGACTGCCGTGCCGTCTGTCTGGGCTTTTGCTTCCGCAATAGTCGCGCAGTAAACGGGTGGGCTCTCCGAATCCAGGCCATCAGGCATCGGCGGGAGATCGCCTTCGCTCATGACAGATACGCTTGCTGTCTCTGCGGAATCCTCGCATGCCAAGTCAGCAAGTGAACGCTTGCACGGCCAATCCA